AAGGCGAGGAGCTAAGCCCTGAAGAGACCCCGTATTGGGAAATCTGGGACACTATAGAAAAGGCTCGTTCAGAAGCAACGCTAAGAAACATCACTCTTATCCAGACAGCAGCTCAGAATGGCTCATGGCAAGCGGCGGCATGGTTCCTAGAGAGAACCGCACCTAAGCTTTATGCTAGAAGGAGCTATAGTGAGGTTACAGGTGCAGACGGCGGGGCTTTAGAAATCTCCATGTCAATAGACGACTTGAACTCGAAGATAGCTTCACTAATGGGAGAACATAATGAGCTTGGAGAACCTGCTTCGGCTTCCTCCTAACGAGCGCAAATCCATAATCTCTAAACTGAATAGAGACGAGAGGTTAGCATTACAGAAGTTCGTATCTGAGGTAAGCCCTTATACCAAGTATCAGGATGACCCCGTTGCCTTTGTGCAAGAGGCATTACATGAAACCCTATGGTCTAAGCAGAAGGAAATTCTGGAGTCCGTTCGGGATAACAAAAGAACAGCCGTTCCAGCTTGCCACGCACCAGGAAAATCTCACATCGCCGCAAGAGCAGTAGCATGGTGGGTATCCTCCTTCCCTCCCGGTACGGCTCAGGTTGTAACAACAGCTCCGAACTATCGTCAGGTTCGCACGATTCTCTGGTCGCACATCCAAAGACTTCAAGATAGGCACAATCTCCCCGGTGAGGTCTTTACTACTGAATGGCGAATAGGCAGAGAGATTGCCGCTTACGGATTCTCTGGACAACAGCATGACGAAGCGGTGGTTCAGGGTATCCACGCCCCGCACCTGCTAATCGTTGTTGATGAGGCGGCTGGTATCAGTCCTATGGTAGGAACAGCACTAGAAGCTCTAATGACTGGCGCACATACCCGCATGTTAGTTCTCGGTAACCCACCTACAGATAATGAAGGCTCATGGTTCGAGAGAGCTTGCAATAGCCCTAACTACAACATCGTTCCAATCTCTGCCTTTGATACCCCCAACTTTACTGGCGAGGATTCGGGAATCTGCCGCTCATGCCCTTCTCAGGTTTCCCCGCATGAGGTAAAGACTCACCTTGTAGACAGGGAATGGGTAGAGGAGGTAACGAGAGAGTTTGGCTCAGACTCAGCCTTCGTTGAAGCTCGTGTGTTAGCCAAGTTCCCTAGAGCGGTAAACAACAAAACGATTCCGCTGGGATGGATTGAGAAATCCGCCGATAATGAGTTCGCTGATGAGGGGCGTATCCGACTAGGAGTAGACATCGCTTCGGGGGGCGGAGACGAGTTTGTTATCGCTTGGGCAGATGGAAGCATCGGCAGTATCAAGCATCGCTCGTCTGGTTCCGCTAACGCTAACGCCCTAGATGTATCGGGAGTAATCCTGCAATCCATTCTAGATGCAGAGAAGGTTCATAAGGACAGGGGTTACACCGACCCTGTGCGGGTAAAGATTGACTCCATCGGAGTTGGCTGGGGTATCGTCTCGACTCTCCTAAACTGGGGTAAAGAGAAGAAGCACGGAGCGCAAATCATCGGGGTTAATGTTGCAGAACGAGCGCATGATGCAATCCGCTTTACTAGCCAGCGGGCAGAGCTATGGTGGACAGGCAGACAGCTATTGCAACCAGATAATACTGGAGCGCAACAGATACGCCTAGACATAGACCAGAGAACGCAAGCTCAGTTATCTGCTCCCACATACTCCTCCGATTCGGGAGGTCGAATAGCTATCGAGGCAAAGAAGCACATGAAAACTAGAAATGTTGGAAGCCCAGACCGAGCTGAAGCCCTTCTGCTTGCCTTTTATGAGCCACCAGCTAAACGAAACATAATGGCTGTAGCTCCAATCAACATCGGACAGCGTAATTCATGGAACATAGGCTGATTGAGAGGTCACAGGATGGCTCAAGAGGGCAGAACGCTACATGGCGGGATAGATAGCCTAGCCAGATGGGGGTCGAGGCTCCTTGCCCGACTGAGGGGCGGGAACGGCTATCCGAACAAGTGTTCGATAAACGGATGATAAGAATTGTTTATTGAAAGTATGGCGTTGATGTTTTCTAGTGGACATGGAGGGAATCGAACCCTCGTGCTACAGATTCCGACATGCGGTTTTCATCCTGTAGTCGACAGCCATTACATGCCCGTGTTACGATGTTACGAGTTTTGTTATGGGCGTGGTAAGACAACACGCACATACCGAAAGTTATACTGAAACGATGGCAGACGATGAGGCACAGGAACCCGAAGTGGAAATAGACCAAACGGCTGAGCTAAGTCCAATGCAAATGGCGGCAGTATCAATGCACGAACTATACCAGTCCTACCTATTTGCTGGATTCAATGACGACCAAGCCATGTATCTGTTAGTTGAGACTATGGGTAATGGCATACACGAGTTGCGGGAAAACATAGATGACGAAGAAGATTAAGTTTACAGAAATAGGGACAACTGGCTTACGCAGAGCTGGTGGGTTTGTTCTTGAAGAGTTTCTGCCACAGCTACAGGGCACTAAGGCTCGACAGGCATACCGAGAGATGTCTGACAACGACCCCGTTATCGGAGGCATCCTTCTAGCCTTCAATGAGGTTATGCAACGACTGGATTGGAAAATCGAAAAGCCAGAAGAGGCTACAGCCGAAGAGATAAACGCCTATGATTTTATCGATTCAGCGTTCAACGATACTGAGGAAACTTGGGATGTAACTCTAAGCTCCATCCTTTCAATGCTTATTTATGGCTGGTCGCTACAGGAGATTGTCTACAAAATCCGAGGGGGCAAGAGCAAAGACCCTAAATACAATTCCAAGTTTGCAGACGGGCGTATCGGATGGAAGAAGTTTCCTGTCCGCTCTCAGGATTCATTCTTCGAATGGAACTTTGGAAAGCATGGAGAGATTGAGGGCATGGTTCAGTCTGACATCTCTACGGGTATGCACTACATCCCAACCAGCAAGGCTCTTTTGTTCCGCACTAGCGAATGGAAGAACGACCCAGAGGGCGTATCGATGCTCCGCAAGGCTTACACCTCTTGGTATTACAAGAAGCGTATTCAGGAAATCGAAGCTATCGGAATTGAGAGAGACCTAGCAGGGTTGCCAGTTGTCTACGCCCCACAGGAATGGTTTGCTACCGATGCTGATGAGGCAACCGTTAGTAGCCTACGAGCTATTCAGAACATGGTTACGCAAATTAAGCGCAACGAGTCCGAGGGTGTTGTTATCCCTTACATGACGGATGAGAATGGCAGCAAGGTTCTAACGCTAGAGCTTCTAAGCTCAGGTGGCTCACGCTCCTTCGATACTGGAGCCATTATTGACCGCTATAACAAGATGATTGCTACATCAATGCTTGCAGACTTTGTTCTGTTAGGGCAGGGAACTGTAGGCTCATTCGCACTAGGTTCCCAGAAGCTTGAATCATGGCAGATGATTGTCGAGTCTATGGCTAAGTCGATTTGTGAAGTATTCAACAAACACGCTATCGACAAGCTACTGGCGATGAACGGCATGGAATGCGAGTATCCTCCCCGATTAGTATTCGGCTCAGTAGCTAAGGCAGACCTAGCCGCTCTTGCTCCATACATTAGAACTCTGGCTGATTCTGGAATCCTTACAATGGATGACTCAGACCTAGAGTCTTGGGCAAGAGACCAAGCGGACATGCCCCCAATCCCAGAGGTCTAAATGTCTAAGAACCCTTGGGGCTTACCGAAGGGGCTTACATCCGCCGAACGTAAAGCTGTCAAGGTGGTATTCGAAGCCCTCAAAGCGCAGAAGCGAACACTCTCCCCAGAGGCGATGAACGCACTCAAGTTTGGGAATGTAGACCAGTTTCTAAACTTTGTGGAGTGGGAGACACTAGGGCAATTCGGAGAGCTACAAAACATCCTTGCTGACATGGCTCGTAAAGCTGGTGTAGAGGTATTCTCCCCAATGGGCGGAGTAGATGCCACTCTAGCCTTTGACCTCATCGACCAGAGGGCAGTAGATTGGGCATCCAACCAGAGCGCAAAGCTAGTCCGACAGATAAGCGAAGAGCTTCGAGAGACAATCAGACAGACAGTTGCGGACTCAACAGCGGGCAACCTAACAGTAGACCAGCTTGCTAGGCGTATACAGACAAACATCCCACTTACTTCTCGTGATGCCAGAGCCGTAGAGAACTTTCGCCAAAGAAACTTTGAGAACTATCTGGCAGAGGGTATGGGCGAAGCTAAGGCTAGGGAACAGGCTGACCGCAAGGCTGATAGATACTCCGACAAGATGATTCGGCGCAGAGCCAAGACAATAGCCCGCACAGAGACCGCCTATGCCGCAATGGAAGGGCGTTACATGGGATGGGAGGCTGGGATACAAGAGGGTCTCATTGATAACCAGTCTAAGAAGGAGTGGATTTCAGAACCAGACGCTTGTAAAATCTGCAAACCCCTAGATGGCATGGTTATCGCTTGGGACAAACCCTTCCCTAGCGGATTCAAGATGGCACCCGCTCACCCCAACTGCCGTTGCGCTGTTGTGATAATGCCTCCAGATACCGCAGAAAGTCCCTATACGGAGCAAGCTGAGGCTAATTACGAACCCTCCTTCCGTCTAACCGAGGATGAAGCGGTAGAGCTTTACATGCAAGAGGACTTCGCTGAGGCTAGGCTTGCCGAGGTAGAGCAGATACTCGCAGCTCCTACCTTTATAGAAGGGTCATCTCTTCCAGTAGAGACTCTAGAATCTAAAGCCCTAAACTCCTATCAGGATGCCAACCACAGACCTATGCAAGCATGGCTTCGAACAGGCAGACCAGCAGACACTTTGCTTACCCAAGAACTTATCGCTGAGACCGAGCTTCTTGAGCAAATAACAAAGAGAACAATCTTCAGAAACCCAATTACCGTTACAAGAGGGCAAAAGGACTTCCCCTTCCTGGCGGAATCTGGAGGAACACCCGAAGAGCTGGTAGGCAAGGTATTTGAATCAAAGGGCTTTACCTCTACCTCTGCCCTTTTCGACTACACAGGGACACCCGTAGATACAGGATACGAGGAGCTTGCCAACCAGTTTAGAATTAGGATTCCCGCTGGAGCAAGGGGCGGGGCATTACCCCCAACAGGAGTGTTCTGGAGTGAGGCGGAAATTCTATTGCCTCCCAACACATCCTTTACTATTGTAGGAGTTACCCAAAGCGAGGGTAAAAACTTCTATGACATGATTCTGACGGAGCAGCGATGAAAGAAAGATTTACAGACCAAGTATTTACTTCCGTCACCGACCCCGACACAATCTCAAGAGGTATAGCTTTAGCTGAGCGGATAAAGAAGATTACCAATGGAGTCGAGAAGCATGGCACTCACGACCAATCAAGTCATGGTCGTAGAGGCGGAGGGAATTTTGACACATCAGACTACGACAAGCTTGCAGGGCGTTCGAGTGCAGAATTTAAAGAAGCTCTAGCCGACTTGAGGATGTATGACGGCAGACCTTTGAGTGCTAAAGTTATTAGTGCAACAGGAAACAGATTGCAATTTCGTTCACTACCTTCCGTCGCTTTCCCAGATGAGGCAACCAATGAAGCTGATTTTATGAAACTAGATAAAATGATGAATAAGTATTTAGCGGAAAACCCAGTATCGGTGTTTGTTCCAGAAACCTCTCTTGAGACGATT